GCGTCCCCGCATGCCATTCTCATTTTATTTGGAGCTTAACCGCTCCCAGTTTGATGATTAGTGTCTCCGAACACTACCTTTTCTTAGTCATTTGAGGCGAACTCCTGCATCGCTTTAAGCTATGTAGGTGTTACGCTTTTTGTAACTCAGACACTGGACCCCCTCCCCTTCTTAAACAGGTCCACACCGACTTGACCAACCGGTGATATCTCGATTCCACTTTTTATTTGTTATACTTCCATAATTTCTCGAGAGTTATTCCCAAGTATTGTGCCAAGCACACATATTGCCCCCAATATTTGCGCTTCCCCTCTGGCAAAGAGGGTATCCCAGCACAGGATCAGCAACCCACTCAGGAGATCTTGCCAACTCCCAAACCGTTTTTAATTTTTGATCAAATTAGATACAACGGCCCGCAGACTTAATCATCCTGCACCACAAACCAAGAGTTTCCCTCTTGGAGTCTGGTTCTACCAGTATACTCATACAGTTATCACGATAACAGATGTACGCACGTAATTGACGCGCACAAAGGCCATTTCCCTGTCTCGGCCACCGTAAATTAGAGACACGCATTCAGCACCACGTATGCGCTACACGAGGTGTAATTCTAGCTATAACTTTTGCGAACCGCGTTGCTAGACGCATGGGTCGCATAAACTGATCCCGAACTAGAGAAAAGTTAACTCATACCGAGGTAAAGGATCAACCCTATCCAGGGTTACAGGAGAACTGTGTTACTCATCAGCCGACACATGAAAACCGCAGATGTATGCCCGTCATATTCGGAGCCACCACGGCGAAATACTCCCCGCCATACAATAGGGAGTGGGTGTTATCCTTGACGCACCCATAAGGTATTCGAGGGGGGGAACCCTCTTGTTGTAATTTGCACAGCATAGCCTAGTCAAGGACCGTTGGCTGCCAGTAATGGTGCCAAACCCCTAGACTCTTCTGTCGGAGTACACAGGAAACTTTGTAGGGCTCATTACCCTGCCATATGTATGAATTTACCTCTATGGAAACAATAGCAGAATGTGTATCATCTGATTTACAGTGAGGTCGCTTTTACCAGTAGCGAATAGCCTCTATACTGTAAGCAATAAGCCCATTTGGGCCGAAGGCGTTAGTGTCGAACCGTCAAAGATTTATCTTTCCACTGGTTTTTGTGGGTTGATATCTTTGAGCTTTGGTATATTTAATATGACAAAGTTTCAAAGTGTTAGTCCTAATAATAGTATCGTTAGTCTAGTTGCGGCTGACGTTTGCTCTACGGAGAATAACTACCCAACTTACCCGGTCATTTGTGTACCGGCGGAGGATGTATCAACAGACATGTCCACGCTGAGTAACACTGACCACTCCTACATTCAAGCTACGGATGTAGTGGCTGTCACCTCGGCAGCCAATTCCATGATTCTCATAGGTTTCACGAGTGCCCATTTAACTCTACTTATGTTTGTCATTGCCACCATTTCCAGTACTTTACTGATCCTAATTACCCATCTCCTTTCCGCCCCATATTACTCTCCCCAATCGGGGGAGATGACTAAGGACGAAAGGAGAGCCCTTTATTGGCGAAAGAAAAATTCTGCACTACGCCCCCCCCCCGAACCGCGTCCATACACTCCGCAATTCGGAGATTTCGGTTTGGGCAACTTTACTGCCGTGATAACCCAGTTGTCTACTGCGGAGAAAGTAATTTGTTCCCCTAGTGCTCTCGCCGTCATTGAAGGATTCGTTGCATTATTGGTTGCCCTACGGGAAACCGCTTCACCATCCCAATTTGCGGCTATTAGCGTGTTGTATCTAAAGAACCACTACAATTCGAGCATACTCACCACCCTTACTGCCTATGTTAGTGAACTCTTCCCCGATTACACAATGCAGTCCGCGGATGCCTCTCCAGATCCAAAGTGGTTTAATCTTCTTAGAGATGTTAAGAGTAATTGGACTCGAGCAATTAATAACGAAGGTTTCACCCGTATATCGAAAATGCTTAGTCTGTGTGTTAGTATTGGTTTGTGTGAAATGAGTTCCTTTAACTTTTCCTTGGCCGGAGTAGATCTCTTTTCGAAAATGGCCATTCCCAAGCACACTAGTGCTCTGGATCTAGTTGATGCTATTATGAACACCGTTACCTATTTCATTGAGGGAGGTTATATGTGTTTTAAAACGGGGAGTCTTAGACCATTAATCTTTGGAGATCACACCCATGACACCTTTGAAAAGGATTACTCACGTTGTCTCTCTTGCTCAGAATACGTCAAGTGTGGAAATTTAGAAAAATTTGCTGGTATCAGTGAAAATGACTATGATCACTTATTGGAGAAGACAATAGAGAAGTCTGCTACTCTTATGCTAACTTGTCGTGGGATCGTCGAGAAAAATATTATGCTGAAGAAGAAGGCGTCCCTTGTTCTATGGCAAACAAACTTCAGACAATCCCGCATTCAAGGTGGATTGCGCATGGCTCCGTATTCCATAGGTGTTTTTGGCGGAACTAGCGTGGGGAAATCTTCCGTTGCTAACATCATGATGATAACCACGCTGCTCCACAATGGATATAGTGCTGAAGATGATAGAATAATAACCTTGAATGAACAGGACAAATTCGATTCCAACTTTCGCACTTATGTGAATGGCGTGTTTTTCGACGATGTCGGTAATACCAAAGCTCAGTATGTAGATCGAGCCCCAACTGTGAAAATCATTGAATATGTCAATAATGTTCGCATGTACGCTACTGTGGCTGAAGCCGAGAAGAAAGGTAAAGTATTCATAGAACCTAAGGTTTTTATCACCACGAAGAACGTTAAAGATTCCGGCGCCTCAACCTATTCCAACGAGCCCGCTTCCATTGCTAGGAGGGAGAAGGTTACCGCCACTGTTACAGTTAAGAAAGAGTACCGCACACACGATATGCTTGATCAAGACAAGGTTACGGCAGCTTTTCCTCAGGGAGTTCCCGCTATCCCGGATCTCTGGGATATACATCTGCAAACCGCATATCCATTCGCCAGCAGCGTTAAGGGTGCTAAGGCCGGAGTCGGCTGGGAAACTGTTTGGTTTGAGGGGAAGTGGTGTTCGAACATTGATATCTATACATTCATTCGTTATTGTGGACAGGACTCCAAAAAGTTTTATGCCGCTCAGGAAGAATTGGTGTCTAATAGTAACAATATGGCTGCAAAGACTGTTTTGTGCAATGTTTGTAACTTTCCTGTCTCCGTATGCGCTTGCCATGCATCTCCCGAGGAGATGGTGGCGAGATCATTACCTAAGCCGAAAGCGCCCTTTAAGGGGGATGGTGATAGCCGCCCAGACGTTGACAGTAGAGCACGAACGGGGTGGCCAGCCACCCATGGCTACCGTCCAGAATCAGCTCTCGAATTTCCACCCCATTGGGCTCGTAGTCCCTACAACATTCCGGATTGGAATGCACCACCGACCCGTATGCAACGTCTACATGAAACCGCTCACCGGTTCTATGAGGATGTAATGTACCGCTTGCATGATTGGTATTATACCGTAGAAGATGGTTACGATTATGCTTATTATCGATCCATGGCCACCTGCAAAACTATCAAGAACCAAGGCGTAGCAGAAATCACGGAAACTCTCGAATGGTTAGAATCTTCGCGAGCTAGGAAATGGTCGAACTATGTCCCATCCTTCATGCTATCATCTCCCCTCACTCGGGGCATGATTCTTATGAGCAACCGAAGTGAATTGCAAACTCGGGTTCAGTATGCCTTCTTGTGTGAATTCTTATTGACAGTCGTGATTGTATTCCTCTCCTTCTATGTTTCCAGTTTCCTCCTCTTAGCGCTCGTTGTTCCTATAGTTAGAGCGGCCAGTGTGATTGAGACGCAGAAAATGTACCTCTACGAGGATTTGGACAGGGATCGTGGCACTATGCCCATGGTCATGAAGAGGATACGAGACGGCCACATTAGCTATCTCACTGGTATATGTGGTGCAGTCGGTGTTCTCTATTTGGCTATGAAGCTGTATAAACGCTGGCAACCAATGACAGAGCAAGGAAATCTTTCTCCCCGAACTATGGCGGATATAGAGGAGAGAGATCTGGAAGTTAATCCATGGTCAGGCGTTGTCGTGACACCAATGCCCTCCACCAATAAGTCAAAGACTGTTACGAGTACGATCCTTGAGAAGTTAGTTTTCAAGAACACATGTTTCGCCAGGTTTATTGCACCCGATGGTCGGAAATATCATTGTGACGCTTTCTTTCCCTGTTCCAATGTTGCCATTATACCGCGACATATTTGGAAAGGTTCCACCATGACCACTACGTTCACCCGCCATGACCCTACACTTATTGGAGGCAATTTCACCGCCATTCTTTCTAGATGTACGACGGTAGACATTCCGGACACTGATTACAGCGTCACGTATGTTCCAAATGGTGGTGATTGGAAGGACCTTACCGGTTATCTTCCTCTAGCCCCGTTGAAATCGTGCCCCGCAAAATTGCAGTATAAGGATGAAACTGGCCTAATAAAGGCTAGTTTGGCCATGATAAAGCCTTCTACTACTAATACGGGAAATGGCCCCTACTCCAGTTTTGAGTATACGTTACAATTTCCGACTTTCGAAGGGTTGTGCATGTCTCCACTCATAACACAGACGAAGGGGCCCGTGATCGCTGGATTCCACTTAGGTGGAAAAACTGGAACCCCCAGAGGTTGCGCCGGGGCCATCGTCAAATCTCAGTTGGAGAGTGCCATAAAAAGCCTCCAGAAGGTTGAAACTGTGGTTGTAGGTATGAGCGAGGGCACTCTGACTGGAGAATCCTATGACGTTCAATACTATCAGGGAGATGCGGTACACCCTAAGAGTCCTATCAACTTCTTGGACTTAGGAGCTAACTGCAGATACCATGGACAGGTTATTGGTAGAGCTTCTTACTCGACTTCCATTAAACCCACTTGCATTTCCGATCTGGTTGCTAAGCATACCGGTCAGATACAAAATTGGACAGGCCCCCCGTACCATAAAGGTTATCCTTGGCAAAAGTCCCTGAATAAGTCCACCCATCCAGGTGTTGGGGTGGATGGTGATCTCCTGGTCAAGGCTTCCTTGGATTACAAGGAACCACTCCTCAACCATCTGAACACTATTCCAGCCCTTAAGAGTGCCGCGAAGCCACTTGAAAGAATGGACAATGTTTGTGGCAAAGATGGTATTAGATTCATTGATAAGTTAGTACCAAACACCTCCATTGGCTACCCACTTTCTGGCCCCAAGAGTGATCATCTTGGCTACTTAGACGGTGAATCAGACACTCACGCCAATCCCGCTATCCTTTCCGAAAAGTTTTGGGAACACGCCGAGTCAATGGAGGAAGGTTATCTTAAAGGCGAGAGGGCCTACCCCCTGTTCAAAGCCTGCTTCAAGGATGAGTCTACAAAGCTGAGTGCTACCAAGGTTAGAGTTATTCAAGGGGCTCCATTGGCTTTCCAGTTGGTGGTGAGGAAATATTATCTTCCCATAGCTAGACTACTTTCTGTTAATCCCGTCCTGAGTGAATGTGCTGTGGGTATAAACGCCCATGGGCCAGAATGGGATGCCCTCGTTAAGGAAATCGCAAAATACGGGAAATCTCGTGTCCTGGCTGGAGATTACAAGTCATATGATTTGAACATCCCCGCCCAAGTGATGTTTGCCGCCTTCGGAGTTCTGATTGATATCGCAAAGGAGTGCAATTATTCGACGCGTGACACGACGGTAATGCGGGGCATAGCCACTGATATTTGCTATCCGATGATTGCTTACAATGGTGATCTTATTCAGCATATCGGTTCGAACCCATCCGGTCACAATCTGACTGTATACATTAACTGTATAGTCAACTCACTTTTCTTTAGATGTGCCTATTTTAACATTTATAAGAGTAAGGTGAATTTGGCACCGTTCAGAGATAAGTGCTCCCTCATTACATATGGGGATGATGCGAAATCCACGGTGGCGGGTGATTGTCCCGAGTTCAACCACTTGTCAGTCGCCTCCTTCCTAGCTGAGGCGGGTATGGTATTTACTATGCCTGATAAAACTTCTGACCCCACCCCATATATGGAAGATGAGGATGCCGACTTTCTGAAGCGTACCAGTATTTACAATGCTGATGTGGATTTGTACTTCGGTGCATTAGACGAGATGTCTATCTTCAAGAGTCTGCACAGCGCAACGGTTTCAAGTATACTGACCCAGGACCAACAAGCTGCCCAAAACATAGATGGTGCTCTACGAGAGTGGTTTTTCCATGGGCGTGACATTTATGAGAAACGTAGGACTCAAATGCGCGCAATAGCAGATGAGGCCGAAATCTCCTACCAGTGTACCCTGTTGGACGTGAACTACGACCAACAATTAGTGATCTGGCTTAACAAGTATAGGCCAGGGGACCCCCTGATCGATTCATTATCGGTCGAAGTTCAGCCTTTGGCTGAACCAAACATAGCCCCGGAAGGGCTTAAAGCCGTCCCTCTAGGCGTATCTCACATGTCTAACGAGCCAAAAGAGAGCTAGGTTGTATGGTTACCACATCTTCGTTTACCCACAGCACAAGATGTAGGCTTCTTCCTAGACACACCGTCGTATGACGGATTCCCTATTTAGGGATTGCACAGTGTGCATCACGTGGATCATTGGTGTGGAGTCTGAGTTAACTCCATGCCCCATTTAACAACTCGCTACTACCAATCAGCAGACTGGTGTATCTATAAACACCATGGGCCCGGACACCCATTTCCAAAATGTCCGGTTTGGCGATGACGTACCGGATTGGGACGTCATTGTCAATAGTAAACCCGATCCCACCTACTCCACAGGTTCCACGAACGACACGATGTTGTCGAACTTTTTCTCACGACCAATCAGAATTCAAAACTATTCGTGGGCCCCTGGAGCAAATTTCTTTGAAACATTCAACCCTTGGGATGACTATTTCCGCAACACGCGAGTCCAAAATCGCATTGCCAACTACAATTTACTGAGTTGTAGGTTGCATGTTAAGTTCCTCATCAACGGTAACAGTTTCTATTATGGCAAAATCATGCCTTCCTATTTACCATTGCATGGTTTGGACGACCTCACTCTTACCAGAGCTTTGATCCCGCAGGATATGATTTCTGCAAGTCAGCGCCCTCATGGCTTCCTGGACCCAACCGAGAGTCAGGGCTTGACTATGCAATTGCCATTTGTCTACCCAACTAATGCGGTGTCAATACCGCAAGCCGGATGGGCTGCCCTGGGGTTGATTCATATGTTCGGTCTAACGCCCTTGAAACATGCCAATGGTTCTACTGACCCTTTAACCATTTCCGTCTTCGCTTGGGCTGAGGACGTTAACATGTCCATCCTCACATCTGTCAATCCCGCAGGTCTTTTGCCTCAATCAGGTGGAGACGAGTATGGTACTGGACCTATTTCTGTCCCTGCCAACGCTGTCTCCAAGTTGAGTGGGGCTTTGGAATCCGCCCCTGGCATAGGCCCTTATGCGACTGCCACTCGTATGGCCGCATCTGCCATAGCAGCCGTCGCCAAAGCGTTCGGCTATTCCAACCCTGTGAACGTAGAGCCCTCCAAACCTTTCGTTCCACAGCTCATCGGTAACATGTCCAATATAAACATGACAGATTCTTCTGTTAAACTCACCTTGGATGTCAAGCAAGAACTGTCAATCAGCACGTGTTCTATGGGTCTTGGAGGGGAAGATGAAATGTCTATCAAGTCAATAGCTCAACGGGAATCTTATTTGACCTCCTTCCCCTGGACCACGGCTCGGTTGACAGATGACTTTTTATTCCAACTAGATGTCACTCCAGTCATATGGGATACCGATAGCGCAACTGGCAACGAACTCCATTTTCCTGCCTGTTGCTTTGCCGCACTCCCATTCCAATATTGGAGAGGTACCATGCGTTATCGCTTTCAGATCGTTGCCTCAGCCTTCCACAAAGGTCGTCTCAAGATCACCTATGATCCTGTTGTCCTAGATAGTAATGAGTTCAACACCAATTACGTTTACATCGCTGATGTAGCTACTGATAAGGATTTTACTTTGGACGTGGCTTGGGGGCAGGAAGTGAGCATGATAGGCTCGCTGAACCCAAACACAGACGTACCACCGTTCATCTCCCTAATACCCATAACCACTGGGCAAGGCAAAAGTAACGGAGTACTAACGGTCCATGTTCTAACCGAACTGACTACACCGAATGCCACGGTTGATAATGATATAGCAATTAATGTCTTTGTTTCCGCTGGTTCCGATTTTGAAGTTTATGATCCCATGGATGACAAGATAGAGCCATTAACTTGGTTCCTGCCCCAATCCGGATTTGTGCCACAAAGCGCCGAAGCCGATCCTCCTCCCGAGGATAACGCCCCAACGATCAGCTCGTCAAAATCTATGCTATCCAGTGTGGATGCGCCCAAAGGTACTGATTTAGTCTACTTTGGTGACCCCATCACATCTTTTCGCCAGTGCATGAAGAGGTACAATGTCCACTCCGCAGTGGCTCCCAGTGCGACCGGTGACTACTGGTTGCGGTATAAGCTCAATAATTTCCCGTATTATCGGGGGAATGTTCCTGGAGCTGTCACACCAGTTTCGGTTGGTAACTATAACTTCAGCAAGATGACTCTTCTGAATTATGTTACTCCGGCCTACACTTGCTGGAGGGGTGGTCTCAGATGGAAGCATGTTCTTACGGGCTCACAGAAGAATTCTACCAATACACAGTTTTTCAGTGCCACTCGTCTCCATGGTACAGGGGGCTTTGACATCCTAGAATCAGTGGTTGAAGACATGACTTCTAGCCAAGGGAAGCGTATGGAAATCGCCACTCGTCGAATAGGGAGCACTCACTCTGGGACACATTGGTCCACCTTAGAGCAAAATCCCGTACTCGAAGTGGAGTTGCCCTTCCACCGCAATAGAAGATTTGCACAGGGTAAACAGGCCGATTATACTTCCCCTAGCACTCTAGATGAATTCCATATTACTCGTACTATATGGTCAGCTAACACCAATAGCTCACCATACATTCTTTCCAGTGTGGCAGCAGGAGAGGATTTCACTCTAGGTTTCTTTACGGGTTGCCCCGTTGCGTGGAATGAGGCAAGGGGACCCACACCCGCTTAGAAACCCACCCGGAACTATCCGCGAATAGTAGAGATTAGCACTCTCTTGATAGTGTTACGCGTCGGTGGCTG